TTATGCACGCCCACCAGCTTGCCTTCCATCCTGCCACTTCCTCAAAGCCTTCTCGGCGGTGTCGTCTTCTCGATCGACCGCGGTAAAGCTCTTCGGAGCGAATTCGATTTCGCCGTTCGGGTGCATGACCACCCGGACGTTATGGCTAGCCGCGGCGGCCGCAGCATCGGAGATTTCGGACTTGGTGTAAGTGCGGGCTCTGCTCATCGTGGGTTATCCACATTGTTTCCACAGACGCCGCAATATGCAGCGGCAGATTTCTGGTCCATAGCGGCCGGCCAATAGGGGATGTCAGCCATTATCTTCGCTCCCCTTGCGATATTGGGAGAGGGCGGCTTCGGCGAACTTGATGCGCGCCAGAAGCTCCAGACCTTCGGCATTATCTTTCCGGTAGAACGAACCGGTCATTCCTTCCATGCTGGCGAGACGTTCCAGTGCCTTCACCAGCTCGGCTTCCACTCCATTGCCGGGATCGTCCTTGAGGGTGAGGGCGGAGGCGAGAGAGGCATTCCAATAATGCCAGCCCGCGTTGATCACCTCGTCCTGATAGCCGCCGTCACAACGGACAAGGCATTCGGTGCGGATCTCTATTTCCAGAAAGCCGCTTTCTTTCAGCCGGTCGACGACTGCAGATTCGAACAGCGTTCTCTGGTCACTCACCTTCACAGCCGGCAATTCCGTCTCTTGGGTCATGGGGTGGTATCCTGAACGGAGATTGCAAAAACCTCGACCGGATCTGGGCCGAAGTGCGGGTGCGTGATTGTCTTCAATCTGAAGCCGCGCCACGGAAGCTCGATCGTCCGCTCCGGGTCGCCGCGCTTCGGATAGCCCTTGGTGAGAACGATGGAATCGAACTTCCGATGGAAGCCGCCGTTAGTAGTCCGGTAAAGGCGCTTGATCCAATACGGCGTCACGAGGCGGTATTCTTCAGCCTTCGTGCCGTCGCGAATTGCATCGAAGTATTCGGCCTTCAGAGCCAATTGCAGCTTAGCCATTCGCCCCTCCCATCTGCTCATTCCAAGCGAAGACGCCAAGCCACATCAGATGATCCCGCCGAGACGATCCCGGCTTGATGACGAAATCCGACGCGACCTTTACCGATCGGCCACATCGAACACATGAGACAGCCGGGGAGGTGTATGCAGCCTTACCGCCGCAGGGGCAGGGGGAAAGGGTGGGTGTTTCGATGATGCCGAGGGTCATGGATCGCCCCCTCAGCACGAGCACGTGAAAAATGAATGCTGCTGAGCGATCGGGACTATCACGCCGCGATAGGTCTGATAGTGCTTCCAGAAATCAGGATGCGTGCTTTCGCCTTCGAACTTGCCGTAGTAGTCACCCGTGCGTGCGCCATAGAACCAAGACCCGTCTCGCACCCAATCGTCAGCGGCTTCAACTAGGGTGTTGAAACCTTCATCGATCTCGGCAGCGTAATTGCGCAGCCAGAGTTCGGCCGCCGCCTTGGCATCGTCTTCCTGATCGTTCACTGGCTGGATTGGAGCAACGAACGCCGGATGCTCCCAGACGTGCCTCAACGACGTGATGGTACGGGGATAGACGACCAGCCAGAAGCGCTGTCGGAACTGGCGCAAGCGGTGGAGGCTGGAGCGCTTGGCCCCGGTGACGCATACAAACTGGCCTATCAGCAGAAGCTTGAGGCAGAGAAGCCCAAGAACAACTTTATGTCGGCTGGGGGTGCCATCTACGACACTCAAAGCCGCCAGTGGATCACGCCACCGACAGGGGCTGGTGGTCCAGAGTATGGGCTCAACCCCGTTTACGGCACTGATGCGACGGGCAAGACAGGGATCGGGCAGGTTTCCAAGGACGGTACCTTCCACATCGTGGACACTGGCGGCTTCCAGCCCGTTGGCACGACTTCAAATATCAATCTCGGGACGACCGTCCGGACGAACGACAAAGCCGGGAATCTAATTTCCAGTTCTCCGATCGACAATGCTGGAGCTGCGAGCGATACGAAACTCGGCGCTTCGGTAGGCGAAGCTCGCGCTACCTACAACAGCATGACCAGCAAGATGCCCGGTCTTGAAATGGTCGTGAAGAAACTTGACGACCTTTCTGGGAAGGCAACCTACACCGCCGCGGGCCAGATGCTCGATCTAGGACGGAAGCAACTTGGTATGAACCCTAGAGATGAGGCGATAGCCCGTGCCGAATACATCTCGACCGTTGACAACCAAGTTCTGCCGCTCCTCAGGGATACCTTCGGTGCTGCCTTCACTCAGAAGGAAGGCGAAACACTACGGAACACGCTGGGCGATCCAGACAAGTCCCCGCAGGAAAAGCAAGCAGTCCTTAGGTCGTTCATCGAGCAGAAGCGGCGCGACGTCGAAGCGCTGGCACTGCAGGCTGGGCAGGCCGCTCCGGTGCCGACCGGCGGAAGCACAACATCTACCGGCGTCCCATGGAGCATTGAACCATAATGCCGACACTCAACATTCAGGGCAAGCGCGTGAAGGTGGATGATTCCTTCCTTCAGCTTTCGCCGGAAGAACAGAACCGGACGGTTGACGAGATCGCAGCTCAGATCGGCGCCACACCTCAGAAGCCCGCTCCAGAGCAGGATCTGAGCACCGCGAGCGCTGACACTCGGGCTCTCGCTTCCGACATGTCGGCAATGACGCAGAAGCCGGCAGAAGCGATCGAGAACCAGCGGATAGCCGACGCCAAGGGCAAGCGTGACGAGTTCTACAACAGCGGCATCTACGCCGGCTCGATGAACCCTCTCGGGCCAATCGCCAAGTCCATCGACGCCGGGGCAAGCGCTGCGCAACGCAGCCCGCTCTTCGGCTGGGATGACGAACTGACCGCTCTAGCTCGCAGCGATGTGAACAAAGGCGACTACGGCAAGCTTCAGGCTGAGGCAGACGCCAACAAGACGGCCATGCGCCAGCAGAACCCCGGCGCATCCCTTGCCGGAGACGTCGGTGGTGGGCTCATCATGGCGCGCGGCCTTCCGAACGTCGTGGCCGGTCGCTCCTTGCCTGTCGTCGGTCGTGCCGGTGCTGCAGCCCTTGAGGGTGGAGCATACGGGGCTGTCACGGGCGCTGGCGAGGCTAAGCCAGGAGATCGGGTGACGGGGGCCGCCGTTGGTGGTCTCCTTGGCGCTGGTATTGGCGGCACTCTCTCGAAGGCCGGAGATATGCTTGCCTCTCGGGCTGCCCGGAAGGTCGCGAACGCCGCCCCAAGTGCTGATGAACTGAAGGTCGCGTCAAAGGCTCTCTATGACCAAGCCTATCAGGCAGGTGTTGGCATCAAGCCGCAAACCACAGACAAGATAGTGCAGAACATGACGTTCGCAGCTGGGCGCCTGAATGAGAAGCTCCGTCCGAAGACCGCCGGCATTGTCGAAGACGTTCAGGCGCTGCGCGGCAAGCCGATGGACCTGCAAACATTCCACGAGTTGCGGCAAGAAATCGATCTCGCGCTTCGAGGCGCGGAACCGGGCGATGAGCGGATGCTGATGCGGATGCGCGATATCTTGACCGGATTCGCCGACAATGCGCAGCAGGCGCATCTCACCGGGCCAAAGGAAGCGCTTGATACGTTCCGCGAAGCTGATAAGCTTTGGGCGAAGCGTTCCAAGACGCAGATGATAGAGGATCTCTTTGATCTGGCTGAGGTAAAATCAGGGCGTTATTCGCAGTCCGGCATGGAGAATGCGCTGCGCGATAAGGCTTCCCAACTTTACACGCAGATCAAAAAGGGCAACGTAAAAGGCTTTACGGCCGAGGAAATCAAACTCGTTCGCCAATTGGCAAAGGCCGAGACAAGCCCCGCTCTGACAAAGTGGGTTGCCAAGTTTGCACCCCGAGGCCCCGTTTCATTCGGCATGGGCGCCGGTATCGGCGGCACGGTAGGCACAATGATCGGTGGACCTGTCGGCGGCATGATCGGCATGGCCGCCCCCGGTATGGCTGGCTTTGGAGCCGCCAAGCTAGTTGACCGGCAAGCTCTCCGTACGATCGATGCCGTCAGAAACGCTGCGGCAAGCGGCAACGCTCCAGTGCTCAAGGCCATTTCCAATCGAGTGATGCCGCTGATCGGCCCTCTGTCGTCTGGGCTCAGTAGCCAAGCGCAGCGCGATAGATGAATTTCGAGATCTGAGACAGGATGATTGCCAGCACAAAGAGCGGCAGCGTCACGTTGAAAAACCAGTAAGCCCCCGGCCCCCAAAAGGGTTCTTTCTTGCCAGCCTTGGACCACTCGCTTTCGTGAAGGTCCACTTGCTTCGCAAACTTGTCGTCCAATCCAATATCCTTTGATGTGAGGGCCACATGGCATCTCGGCAGCGTGAATTCTACGGCCGCGTCTACAATGATGCAAGGGCTGCGGGCCTATCTGATTCACAGGCACGTCTTGCTGCTTCTCAGGCATCTCTCGAGACTGGGTATGGCAAGAGCGCCATCGGCAACAACTACTTCGGCGTCAAGGCCGGTTCCTCATGGAAAGGCCCGGTAAAGAACGCCGGCACATGGGAAAACGTCAACGGCAAGAATGTCAATACCAGGGCCAATTTCCGCGCCTACGACAACCCCTTCTCCTCGCTTCTCGACTGGTCATCAACGCTCAATAAAAACTTCCCGTCGAGCTATATGGCCGATGATTTCGATACTGCCGTCTCCGGTCTGAAGGACGGCCGGTTCGGATCCTACGCCACAGATCCGAATTACGGCTCGAAACTTCGCTCCATAGACCGCAAAAACTTCGGCCCGGAGATGGGGATCATGGCGGTTATCGACCCGCCGACGCCAAGCCCGAGGCCGAACGAAGACCCATTCAGCGCGCTCCTGTCACCGGCCTCCTACCAAGCGCCGTCCTTCCCCTCCACACCCGCACCCGTCCAAAGGGAGGCATTGCCCGACGTGACACCTGTCAGCTTCGACTCCGGCCGCTTCGGAGCGCCCGCGCGAGCGCCGGCCGCAGCGCCGGGCTTCGATCAATCGAGATTCGGCAACCCGGCGCCAAGCTCCTACTTCGACTATTCCGGCCTTCTATCGGAACCTGATCAGCCGCAGCAGCCAGAAACCTTCGATGCAGGCAGGATGCCGCAGACCGCTCCAGTCGCGACGACGCCCCAGCAGCTCCAGCGCAGCCTTCTCGATCAACAGCTTGAAGTCGGTATCCTGCCGGATCTGATGACGCCGCCGGCAAATTGGCCGGGACAAGTTGCCCCTGCCACTCCATCGGCAGTTACCGGCTATGTCGACCCGATGATTTCGACCGAACCGGCCTCGATCAAGACGGCGCGTGTACAGCCGCCAGAACCGGCCCCGGTCTCTTCCGGCCTCATGTCGCCTGCTGAATATGCACACGTCCAGCAGCAAGAGGGCTTGCTTGGCGGTCCGATGGCGCACTCTACGCCTGCGCAGATGCAGGCAATGGCTGACCAGATGGCCAAAGGTATGCAGAACCGATCGCTCGGTGGCGGCTTGCTTGGCGGTCTCCTTGGCGGCCTGACGCTTGGCCCTCTCGGGGCGATTGCCGGCGGCCTGCTCGGTCGTAACGTGGCGAAAAACAGCTACTTCCCGGATGCGCCGAAAAGCAAATCTCGCGGCGATGGCTCTCTCACTGACTACGGTCGCAGCGTCTCCAATCAATCCGGCCAGTTCCGAGACGCCATGTCTCGCGGCGGCAAGGGCCTTTACTGAGGATATAAGATGCCAAAGAATTCATTCCTTGAGTGGGATACGAACGCCAACTTGAACACCGACGTCGGAGGCATCAACATCAACGAGGGGTGCCCACCGTCGAACATTAATAATTCCGAGCGCGAGATCATGGCGCAATTGAAAGCCGGGGTTGATGGGAAGACGGTCTACGCCGCAAAGTCCTCTGGCTACACTGCCGTAGCGGCCGACAACAACGGATTCCACCGCTGCACGGCATCACTCACTGTCGCATTGACAGCGGCGGCAACCCTTGCGGCCGGTTGGCATCTGCTCATCTTCGCAGATGGTGGAGATGTGACGATCGATCCCAACGCCTCGGAAACGATCAACGGTGCTGCAACTACAATCGTACCGAACGGTAACATGGCAATCGTCATCTGCGACGGGTCCAACTTCTCCGCCGCCGGCATCCCCTCGCTGTGGAGCTTGATTTCCAACGACGCAGGCGCCGCGATTGGCCCGCTGCTCTCCCTCTTCCGCAACTCCGCGTCTCCAGCCGCCGCCGACGTGATCGGCGGCATCAGCTTCGACGGCAGGGACAGCGCCGGCAACAAGCAGACATATGGCATGATCGAGGGCAGTATTACGGACCCGACCACCACCAGCGAAGACGGCGCTCTCCTTCTGCGCGCGGTCGTTGCTGGGGCGCTTACGACCATCATCAACATCAACGGCGCCGCGGTAACGGTCAACGGCACTCTCACGGTTACGGGCTGAACATGACTCTTCCAGCATCCGGCGGCATGACAGGGGCCCAGATCCGCACCGAGTTGGGCCAGCCTGGCGGCAATCTCGACTTTACGCCGACAGTACGGTGGCTTGCTGACAAGCCAACTGGTGATCTTATTCTACCAACTGATTTATACAGCAAGGTGTCTGTAAAAACAGTCACGGGGCAACGACAGCAAGCGTTGGGTAGCACCGGCAGTGTGACTTGGGTCGGTATGCCCTTCGGTATAGATTACCCAGGCCGCGTCCTGGTGGCGTGCACATGTCTCCGAGGTAGTGGTACTCTAGATCAAACCAGTGTAACTATTGGAGGCGTAGCAGCAGCCGGTGGCGATGCTGGGCTTGACCCCGGTGTAGGGCTTTCAATCGGCGCCGGCATATGGTCCGCGAGTGGTGTTACAGGAACAAGTGGAAACGTTACCATTAACTTTACTTCAGGGACGCTTGATTACGGGGCAATAGTTATGCTGTCCATGTCCAACGCTGTTTTTTCTGGGGGCAGCCCTGTTATCAATGGCAACGGTTCTTCTTTTGCTTCAGCTCTAACTGTACCTGCGCAAGGTATCGGCCTTATGGTAGTTGCCAATACTACGGGAAATTCAATGTCCCTCTCAGGGATAACTAAACGCGTCGAGATGCTGGCTGGGTCATTTGCCTTTGCTGTTTGCTACAATAATAAAATGGCGGGCGGTTCTACCGCAGTATCTGGGAACTTTGGGGCTGCGGCTCCCTATGGTGTCTTTGTCCGGTCGTATACCCAATAAACGTCACTCAGGGTGATCACCCGACCATCCGTTGCAATGGCCCAACTCGTGCCGCAGGACGGCGGCCGGCGTAGCGCCCATATAGGTCTTGTCGATCGTAATCACGATGCAACTGTCAGGGAAAGACTTGGCGCAACCGTGCTGGGTCATGCTCGTAGTATCTTTCAAGCCGTATCTGGCGAATAACCACTGGCACGCCTTCTGCACTTTGGCCTGCGGGAGCTTCTGCAGCAGGAGCTTGCCGGTATAGGCGTGGTCATAGCGGGCTGGTGGATTCCATTCGGGATCGTTCTTGCCAGCGTAGGACAATGCTGGGCAGAACAGCATAGCGGCGGCAACTAGACCGACGTTGCATATATCAAGGGAGCGTGCTTTGAATCGGTTAGCCATTCCTCGATCCTTCCGTGATCGGTTTGGTCAGAACCCGTCGCGAGCCTGCAAGCTCCGGCGGGTTCGCTATTTATACAACAATAAAGCGCAAATACAAATGCGAAGAGCAGTCTTCGTTAATTAAAACCGTTCCGGGAATGAATTTTACTCCTGTCTGGATCTCAAAATGACTCAACCACCTGTCTCCGTTCAAATGAACCTCGGCGTTCAAGCGTTCGGCATGAGCATCACGGCGGGGCAGGCCGCGGTCAATCCGCCCAACTATTGGGTCAATCGGGTCGCAAGTTTCCTCGGGGGAGCCGTCGAGAATAGGGCAGTCGGCGGGACTGGTTTTCCGGACATGGTCAAGCAAGCCTACACCTACATGCCATATGGATCGCGCACGAAGCTTGCCGTCGCAGATGGCCCGCTCAATGATATACGACAGGCCGGCGCAGCAGCGCTCCCGTCCATCAAGCCTGCCCTGGACGCCTTAGTCTCCACGGCATTCTGCGGGATGGTCAGATCCGCCAGTCATCCATCACCGGGAACAATTCAGAGGGTCGGGACGTGGACTTCGCTCGGGGCGACATATGGCGGTCGTTCGCTGTTCTTCTCTGGCCTTGCGCCGATGTATACCAGCGATCCGGCAGCCTCTATTACCTTCTCATTCGGCGGCCCGATCGTCTGCGTCCATGGCTTTGCATCGGAAACCGGAAATTGGGTTGATCTGGATATCGAGGTCGATGGAGTGGCTTGGGGTCAGACTGAATGGGCCGGGAAGGCTCGGCCTGGGGCCAACAAGCAGCCGGCGGCTACGGTGATTGACGGGCTATCGTCCGGGTCTCACGTGATCAAGGTGACGCCGCAAGCCATGGGGCCGGGGCAATACGCCGTCGTCGACTGCATCCAGACCCCCTACCTCACCGGGGTCTCCCCCTTGATGCTCGGCAGCGTTCCCAATCTTCAGGATTGGACCTTCGGGTCTGCCATTGGAACCTGGGCTGATGCTCAGGCCGGCAATGCGATCATCGAGCAGGTTGCCGCAGACTGGCTCGCGCGCGGGTATCCGGTGACTTATGTGGACCTGACCAGCTTCATCAAGGCGGGAAGAGATTTCGTTGCCGATGGCGTTCACATGACCGACCGGGGGCACCTCAACTGGTCGCTAGGATACCTCTCACAGATCCGCGTGACACCCTGATCCGCGTCGACTGAAGCCTGAAATCCCACAATCTGGAGCCCTCCCATGCTCGTCAGCAACTGGCGCGCAATCCTCAAGCATGCCTGGTCGGTGCGCTTGATGATCGTTGCCGCCTTCTTCTCCGGCCTTGAGGTCTGTCTCCCGCTCCTCGACGGCTATGTCGATATCCCTCCGCGGATCTTCGCCGTGCTGTCTGGTCTCACGGTCGCAGCAGCGTTCATCGCCCGCTTCACAGCTCAGAAAGGAATAAACAATGGCCAGCCGCCTCAAGACAGCCGGTAAGTGGACAGCAGCCGGCGCGGCGGTGATCGCCTGCGTTGCGGCCTTCGAAGGCGTCAGAACGTCTGCCTATAAGGATGTTGTGGGCGTGCCAACTGTGTGTTTCGGGGAGACACGCGGTGTCGAGATGGGCGACAAGTACACGCTAGACGAATGCAAGGCGATGCTTGGCGATGCCCTCGTAGATTTCGAAGTCGATGTTCGCCGATGCCTCGCCAAGCCTGATGCTGTACCGCCTAAGGTCTATGTCGCGTATGTCTCGCTGGCCTACAACATCGGCGCCCGCGCGTTCTGCAATTCGACGGTAGCCCGCAAGGCGAACGCTGGTGACTATCGTGGCTCCTGTAATGCAATCCCGGCGTGGAATAAGGCCGGTGGCCGCGTCATCAAGGGCCTGGTAAACCGCAGGGCGGAAGAGCAGAAGATCTGCCTTGAGGGCCTGTGATGTTCGGCATCCTCGACGGGATCAAGCTAGGCGCTGGCGTGCTTGCCGGCCTGGCGATCTACCACCTCTACGCCGTGACCATCGGCTATCCCTCAGCCGCTCGCGAAGCCCGAGCCGGCTATGTCCTCTTGGCCGAAAAGACCGCAGCCGAAGCCAAAGCGGCCGAGATGGAGCGCCAGCGCAATGCCGCCGCCCAGGCTACCGAAGAGCACCGCAAGCGCCTCGAAGCCGCACAGGCCGCAGAGCAAGCCGCCAAAGACACCTTAGAAAGTGAGATCCGATCGAATGAGCTCATCCTATCGCAGAAGAACCGCAAGTGCCTTGCTGATGCTGCTGACGTTGAGTTCCTGCAGCGCCACTGAGCGGCTGAACAAGGCCGCGACGACGCAGGGCGTAATCAAGGCATCCGTCGTGCTGCCTGACTATCCGCAGGACTGCCGGAAGATAGAGCCTCACGCTGCCCTTGACGTTGGCGCAGAGCTTCGTTCGGTGCTCGTCCGCGAGCGTGGGCAGCTCGACAAGGCGAACGCGCGTGTAGGCCGCTGTGGTCAATTCTACGACGATGTGAAATCAAAATACGGGAAATCGCCATGAGCCTGTCACTCGGAATCAATTTGGCGATCACCGGCCAGAACGGCGGCGGCGGAGGTGTAGTGCATCCGACGCCGACGCAAATCCAAATCGTCGCGTCTCACACGGGCATTCCCAGCGGGACGACGCAAAAGACCGTCACCTATGTTTCCAACCAAGGGCGGCTTGGCCACGACATCGGGAACGCCAACGTCTCAAACATCCAGATCTGGGATGGGCAGTTTCGCCTTACTCCTGGCTCTGGCGCGGAAGTGTCATCGCCAGCAGCGGATTGCACATGGCAGAGATCGGTTGAAACTGGCGCGGTAACCACGCGCGTCACCTATGATGCAGGTTCGAACACCAAGATTCTTTCGCTTGGTGGACTTATGACCAGTGACGTCATCCCCGGGGTCACATGGGCCAAGAACACCCGATACTACACCAGATTTTACCGCACCGTCCCACTTGATGCCGACAGTTTCAGCACCATGACCCTCAACGGTCCGGCATCGCAGGGGTTCAGGACGAGTGTCACCAGCCAATTGATGAGCAACGGCGCTCTGAACGCGTCTGGAACTGGCGGCGGCCCTGCGATCTGGCCATTCATGATCACCGGCATTCCAGACGTGCCTATGCCCGCCTGCGTTGTTGTTGGCGACAGTATCGGCCACTATCTCAACGATACGAACACCTCGACGACTCAGGGCTTTCTTTCCCGCGCCTTCGCCAATGTCGGCGGGTTCGTCTTCCCGATGCATAAGCAGACGATCGACGCGAACTCGATCAACAATCAGGAGATTGCCGACGCGCCGCTGCAAAAGCAGATCTGGCCCTATGCTACCGATCTGTTCATCCAGCTGGGCACGAACGACATTGCCGGCAGCGCCTCACTCGCTACCATGCAAGCCCGCTTCTCCGATCTGGCGACCTACGCCCGCGGCTTAACGGGCCCCTACGGTTTCCGCCTCCGCATCCATGCGTCGTCGATCATCCCGCGCGGTACGTTCACTGGCGCCATGAACACCGTCAGGACCGACTATAACGCCTGGCTGGCAGCAGGCGGCGGCGGTCTCATCGACAAATACCACGACGTCAACGCAGCGGCCGGCGATTTCAATACCTATCCCAGCGATTTGATCCATCCTGGCCCAACAGATCACGCCAACATGGCGGCCGTCGTAGCGGCGAATATGGTCCCATACTTAGATCCATATTTCGGATTTTGAAGCATAGCGACCGAGACACCTGCTCGTAACAGCTGCCTCGATCTAACCACCTCGATTTCACTGGGATCGCGATGGCTGGAACACACGTTGCCAGACATGGGTTCCTAATTCGTTACGCAGGCAGACAGGGCAGCGGAATTGATGGCATCCAACGAAGACATTATCCACGCGATCGGCAAACTTGAAGGTAGCCTGTCCGGCATTCATGACAGTGTTGCGCAGCTCCGAAAGGATGTGGGCGACGAGAAGGCCAATGCCCATGAAAGCCGATCTGTGATCCATCGGCGCCTGGATGAACAGGCGAAGCAGATTGCCCATCTCGATACCACGGTAGCCATTACCGGCGGCGTTGACGCTCAGATCAGGGAGGAAATCAAATCCCTGAAGGAGACGGTGAACAAGAACCACGATGCGGTCACGCCGGCGCTGGATGAGTGGAAACGGCTGAAGACCCTCGGCATGGGCATCTCAGGGCTGATCGCGCTTGCCGGCCTCACCATAGGCGGGATCATCACGTACGTCGGGGATGGCGCTGTTACCTCGATTAGGCACTGGCTGAAGATCAATTGACGGGCTCTCTGAACAACTCAGGCTCGGTGAGAGCATCGCGCCACTCCCGGTTCCTTCCCATATCATGCCCGCACCGGCTGCAGGTAACGTCGCGCCAATGCGTGTACGATGTATATGGCGACCGTTTCAGCGGGCCTTCCTGCGGCTTGTGCCCGACGATCGAGCAGATGAACTTCGCAATCATCCGGCCTTCTCCTGTTCCTTGAGGGCGGCGTCGATCATCAAAGCCCAAGCGCCGCGAGCCCATTTGTTGCACTCTCCCCCGCCTGTCTCGTCCACCATCGCCTCGGTAGGCGTGCGCATCTCCTCGATCGCCGCTCTGGCAAGAGCGTCCTTGATCGTGACGCGCAAAGCATCGTCTTCCTTCCATGACGCATCGAACCTCTTCACGACGACTATCTCGTCTTCGTCACCAGAGCCATAACGGCAGATCTCTATAGGCATCCCCTCGACTCTGTCGCTAGTCCAGTCGTTCCAGCGGGAGAATAACTGCACCGCTTCCAATGCGTTGCCGACGCGCTCGACCATGGTCATTTCTCTTTCTCCATCCTCAGTGCTCCTTATAGACCCCCATCTCATCATCAAGGTATTTGGCGTATTCCGCCCACGACACGGTCGCGCGCTGGAGGTTGGTGCGATGGGGCTCAGGGCAAACCCACCACCCAATTGAAGACAGGCGCTTGAATAGCCACCATCTGAAAGATTTCATGTCTTTATCTCCGATTTCCATTCCCCTTGGGCATCACCTTTCTCGGTTGATTTTGTTGTGCAAATCGGCTGAATCATGGGGTTTGGGCACCGCCTCATTCCTTCTTTGCCGCGAGGGCATTCAATTCATCGATGGCAAGGTTGATGCCGCGCTCGACAATTGCCGTAACGGTGATTTGGTAAGGGAGAATGCTCTTCGCTTCGTCAAGTCGGCGGCGCATCTCTGGCGTTAGCCGAATGGTGAGGGTGTCCTTTGCCGTTGACTTCTCAGTCATCTGAGGACTCCTCCTCGACATTGTGCGTGGCCGCCTCGTCCATCAGCTTCGTAAATCGACCTTCATCGATGAGACGACGATCCCTGAAGATCTGCTTTCGGCAGAGCTGCCGTATCGCTTCACCCCGAGACCGAAGCCGTTTGGCGAACATCCAGTCGTCAATGAGTTCGAGTTCGGACTTCGAAAACATGACCGGTATGCGTTGGTCTTTCAGTTCTTTATCCATATGCGTCTCCTGTGCTATTTGTGCAGGATAACATATTGGAGATGTTGTGCAAGATGCAAATGGGAGCCACTATGTCTCCCTAGTTACAAGCCTAGGTTAACTGGCTCCTCTGGCGACAACCATCTCTCCATTCTCTTTGCTCCTTATATCACGGGTAGGCCGTCTCTCGAATGTCGTCATAGCTCTTGACGCGCGGCTCCTGATCGCTCGGGCCGAAGGCGAACACCACAAGATCGCCATCAGCAATTTCACGCTGAGCACGCAGATCCCATCCCCGGTGAATGTAATGCGGCTGCCCGAACGTCTTGACGGCTGACCAGTACTCGTTCCCACGGAAGCCGACGAAGTGGATGATCCTTGTTTGTCCACAGGGGTAGATTTCTGTGTATTTCATTTTACAATCGGCTCTTGACGTTCCTAGAATCATTGAGCGAATTCCGGCTCTATTTTACACCCCGGTTACGGCCACCCGATTGAAATCCCTGTTCATGCGATCGGATTTGTAATCAGGGGGTCCCGGGTTCGAACCCTGGCGGGGGCACCAGCCTACGCTCTGTGAGCTTCGGCTCGGCGAGCCGAAGAGAGCAGCTGAGCGGAGTCTGTCGCGTCGTAGTTCCGTCAGGAACGAAGGCGGACTGGTTCCAGAATGATCCGGCACCATCTTTTCCCCACGATACCGTCTGCTACCCCATAGTCTGGGTTCGATGCTGTTTGGCTCAATCGCACCGGCAGACTTTTCAGAAGGTTCATATCGGTTGATGAACCGCGCGTGAAGGGCTGCTTCAGCGCCAATTCAGCCGCGCCCGCCTATCTTCGCCTCATCATCAATGAGGAAACAGCCATGAAGCTCGCACATCTCTTTCTTGCCGCAACCATTTCCGTCGGTGCGGCTTTCGCGTCCGTCGCACCGGCGGCCGCCATGCCGGCCGAGCGGCCGGCGGTGTCGACTGAGGGCGATATCGTTCAAATTCGTGATGGCTGGCGACGTGATCGCGACCGTGACGATCGTGGTTGGCGCCATGAGCGCGACTGGCGCCCGTCCGACTGGCGCGATGATCGCCGTCATTGGCGGCGGTGGCGTGCCGAGCGTTGGCAGGAGCGCCGCGAGTGGCGCGATCGCGGCACGCCGTTCTGGCTCTACCGCAGCTGACGATAACGGCCCGGATCATCCGGGCCGTTACTTTAATGAGTGACGGGCTCGTTGACGCCGCCTCGATCCTGATCTCCGTCCGCGTTCCTGCCAGAATTATTGCACCGGTCCCGGCGTCGCGGGGCCGGGCACTATCGGTGACAGGGGATCGGGCTGGTGGACGGGGTGCGACGTGTCCACCCAGATGATGCTGAGGATAATCACGACGAAGACCGCGATGAAGAGGATACCGAAAATCAGCGGTCGAATGGCCATGATAGGGATCGTTCCTTCTTGCTTCTGAGTGGGTCGCTGTGACCAATCATTGGCCGATCATAGTGCTCCGGGGTGTCATTCCAAGGCAAAAGTGGATTTTTCTGGCATCGGAGCCGGACTGCGGCAGCGGCGGACGAGCGAAAGCGGCCTGCCGCCTTCCAGAGCCGCGAGCGTGGGAATAAAACGGATCATGACAATTCCCCTATTGCCGCGACGACAGCGTCACGCGCCTTTTCAGACGCGCAAGGGACGTTGTAGCACTTTGAATGACTGCCTGCGGGCCAGCCTATGCCTTTAGGTGGATCCGCGCCGCATAAAGCGCGATTGCCGCTGCATTCGAGACGTTGAGCGATTTGATCGAGCCCGGCATGTCGAGACGGGCAAGTGCGTTGACGGTTTCCCGCGTCTTCTGCCGAAGTCCCTTGCCCTCGGAGCCGAGCACGAGCGCCACTTTCTCGCCCGAGAAGGTGCCTTCGAGTGGCGCCGGCCCTTCCGAATCGAGGCCGATGGTGGAGAAACCGAGCTTGTGCAATTCACCGAGCGCATCGGCGAGATTGGTGACCTGTATATAAGGTATCAGTTCCAGCGCGCCGGAGGCGGACTTGGCGAGCACGCCCGATTCGGTCGGGCTATGTCTCTGGGTGGTGATGACCGCTCCCGCATTGAAGGCGACGGCCGAGCGCATGATCGCGCCGACATTGTGCGGATCGGTCACCTGATCGAGGACGAGCAGGAGAGGGCTTTCCTTCAGCGCTTCGAGCCGGCGTACCGGAAGCGGCCGTGTTTCCAGCATGACGCCCTGATGGATCGCCTCGGGGCCGAGCACCTTGTCGATCTCCTGCGGCGAAACGATCTCGAAGGGAATGCCGAGCGCCTCGACGTCCACTTCGAGGCGCGCCAGTGCATTCTGCGTCACGAACAGCTTGATCTTCTTGCGCTCGGGATTGTCGAGCGCTGCACGCACCGTATGCAGGCCATAGAGATGCACTTGGTCGGGCGCTAGCGTTGGCGGCTTCCAGTCCTCGCCGCCGCGCTTGCGCTTCTGCGGCTGAGGTGTCGGAATCTCCCCGCGTTCGCGCTTGGCGTCGCGGTGGGCGCGCCGCAGAGTGGCGTAATGCGTATCCTTGGCGGATGGGTCTGTCGCGGTCTTGCCGCCGGATTTGTTGTCTTTGCTCAT